GGTCTATTGTCTACATCCTTTCTATGTGTAAATCGAATTGATTCTATTATACCCGTCTTAGTGATTAAATCACATTTCCTACCCATTTTTCTTCTGGGTTGGCAACTTTTGTTGATTGAATTTTTACCTGTATCGGTATATGTTCCACCGATTAAAAATGCCTTAGGTTCAATTTTAATTCCTCTGTCGGATAAGTCAAAGTCCGTTCTAGTTAATCCTATTTCACATAAATCTTCATTTCCCCAAAATGGGTAAACATCAATCGTCTTATCAAAAGTTACAATTTGTGGTAATGTTGATAAATCGGGTGATGATTTAAATTTATATGTATTTCTAAATTTATCTTCTCCTAAACCCTGTTTAATAAAATCATAAGGTCTTAAAGAGAAACATCCAACATCAGACAAGTCTACATCCACATGAAGGGTTTGTTGTCCAATTGGAACTCCCCATATCATGAAGTCACCCGCAGAATTAGTTTTAACAGTATACTTATAATATTTTTCGTATACCTCTAAGATTTCTTCTCTATTAAGGACATCTGATTGGTCAGGAAATGTTCCCGTTGGTTCATGTCCACCATGTTGTTTTCTTGATGGTAATAGATTGTATCTATATCCATCAACATTTTTATCTAATACACTTGATTTAAATGGATATAGTCTTGATATGACAGGGTCTTTTTCATCTTCAACACTCAATGGTATGAAAATGGAAATTTTTGCATTGGGAACTCCTAATCCGTTATTGACTGAAATTCTTCCACATACAACACCATAATCAGCACAAAGAGAAGTATATACTTCTTTCTGTGTGAATTTTAATGAAAGAATCTCTAATAAATCAAAGTCTTGTTTTAATTCAACTTTAATTATTTGATCCTTACCGATGTTTGTAGAAATTCTATGCTTTTGTGTCATTCTTATAATAAATAGAAACAATGATGTTTTCCATTTTAATATAAGTAAAATTCAGATTAATATGTAGGGGAATTATATGGTTTAACACTTACTTTAATATCTTTATTAGGAAATCTTATTTGAGGGATTTGATTTGATTTCATAAAGATTGTCATATCTGATTGTCTAATTTCTTTCTTTGTTTCATCCACATATCCAACTGAAACTTCATTCGTTGAATATTCACCCCCAACTTTACCAAATACTTTAATTTCAGTCACACTTACAACACCTGAAAGTGTACCAATTTCTTTAAATAAATCACCAATAAAGAGTGGATCACCCATTTTTCTTTTATCGATTGAAAAATATTGTATGGCAGCCTCGATTACCGAACGGACAATTTCAGTTTCACTTTCATTTTTATCACCAAAAACAGAAATTTCAACTGATAAATCAATAACTTCACCACTTTCAATTTCTAAATAATCATTAATCATTCTATATTCAGAAAGGTATTCTATAATGTTATTTTTTAGTGTAGTGGAAACAACATTAGTTAAACTACCTCTCTCATTATATGAAATAAGTTTAATCTTAACTTTATTGTCTTCTTCCATAACATTAACCTTGGCTGGTGCACCAAAGGTGGACGGCATATTCTCAATAACTGATTTGTAGTCATTTAATGTTACGGCTCTATTTTGTGCAGCAAAATTGTATGAAACCATGTTTCTGATTTCCTCAACAGTTGGTTGGTCTGCCCCACCAATTGCAGGAGTAACATTGGTTACTCTTAGTGATTGTATTACTTGTGTATTAACTGAAGATACTGGACCATTCACTGCAAAATCAACATTATCAACACTTGTAATAACATTTACACCTAAATTACTATCTCTACCTCCACCAATTCTATATTTTATGAATAAAGTTGTATTGGCTTTAGGTAATGCACCAAGGGATAAATTATTAAGATATGTGGCTAAGTTTACTTTTAAATCTCCTGTTATATAATTGTCCAAATTATCAAGTGGATTTACAGTTCCCGAACCAAAAGTTAAATGAAAAAATCCTTCGGGGGTAAATTCACTAATGAATTTGTTATTAACATTTACATATCTACCAGGTTTAAAATTATCTTTATCAGATACTCTTGTTGAATCTGGTATGAATACCTTATCTTGAATCAGTGATTTTACCTCATACCATTTGTTTGTTGGTGAACTGAATTCTCCATTT